AAACATGCTGCTGCTGTGAGTAAGCATGGGATCATGAGTACACCGAACCAACCAACATAGATTCTGTTGTCAGTTGAGGTTACCCATTCGCAGAACTCAGGCCATCCCTTTAGGATACCACCTCTGCGAGTTAGATTTGAGGTTGTCATTAATAAGACGTTTGTAAGTAGGGCAAGAAGGGTACTTGCGAAACTTATTTCCTGTAATCCCTCAGTACAGGATATGAGAGACGATGTATTAGACTGCCTATAGGTCTCGGTTTGTGAGCAGTGTAGTATTTATCTTAGCATATCGTAACAATAGTGTCAATAGGATTAGTATATTTGATAACAGTTATAAGATTATCTTATGTACTCTTTGGTAGAGATGGATCAAGAACATTATAATTGATCCAACCACCATGATTATATCTAGTATATAATTTAGGATGAAGATTAGTATATTGATACAGATGTTCTATAAGTTCTTTACCTTTATCATACATCTCCTCATGAGTGCTTGACTTGCTGAAACAACCTGCCTGTGGATGTAATTTTTTTCTATAAAATTTACCTTTCGATCCAAATAAAACACCAAGACTACCAGGTGTTCTTGAATCTCCTCCTAACCAACCATCTTCAATAATATTCAACTTCAAATTATGATATTGTCTTGCACAATCAAATGACATTTGATCTCTATTAGGTCCTATCAAAGAATACTTCCACCACATATCATGGAAATCAAATAAGTCTTCAGTTATTACTCTCCAAAAACTACCGAGAACAGGACTACAGTAGTTTCTAAAAACATATCCAGTCTCTTTGAGTGCCCTTGTTATTTCAACTTGCTGCTCCCATGTATTCATGTTACCAAGGTAACCCTCTAATATCTCATCATAAAATGTAAACTTCTCACAGTGTCTCATAATTGAGAAAGGATATGTATCTAAAATTCTTTTGGTCTCCTCTGCATATCTTTTTGTCATCACGTAACACCCATCAATCCATGCAAGTTTTGATCCAACTGGGAATAATTTGTGTGGATTGATCTTTGGGTATGCAGATAGTCTTCTAGGACACTCATGTTCTATTGGTATATCCCTAAACTCCCAAGGTTCTTTGTGTTCTATACTACCATCAGTAAAACAAATATACTTTATATCTGGATCATAATAATGTTCATTAGGAATCTCATCATATCCATTAGTGATACATGTGTATATGATATACTTAGAATCCACTTAGAATCTCCAAGACAGGATCGTTCTTTGTAAAATACTTAGACCTATCACCCAATATGATTTGATTTGTTCTCTTTTCTCTTGCTGCACGATATCTCATTCTCTTACTGAGTCCTGTAATTTCACATAGTTTGTTTACTAATTTATCAGGGTTCTTTTTTTCAGCATATGTGTAATCACCTGCTCTATTATTCCACCATACCCCATTAGGTTCTGCATTTGTAAACTGATTCAAAAATTTTCTTGCTTCCTCATGTGTAAATTTTACTTTTGATAATTGTAAAGCTACAGAAAAAGATAATTGATCTCTTATACCACCCTTGATGTACCAGTCCCACCACAAATCATTGAAGTGCCATTGATTTCTTCTATACAATATTGTACATAAGGGTGAAAAGAATTTTGTAAAATCATATCCAGTTTCCTTTACTTCTTCTGTAAATTTTATAATAGTATCTTCATCCACCCATCCATTGATTACATACTCAGCACACTCTTCAAGATAGGTATGTTTATGAGGGTGTTGCATCACAAAGAAATCATACTGCTTCAATATCTCCTCACTCAATCCAATAAAACTATCATTCAATAGATGTAATTTAGATGCATCCACGTATATACTCTCATCAAATGGACAATATATCTTATGGTATCTTGACAACCTTATGGGATCATCTATATGTTTTGGGTTAGGTAAAGACTTCCATGGTGCTGGTGGATTTTCCACACCAAAGACATAATACTCAGCACCAGTTGGCATATGAGTTGGAAGAGAAACATAATCGTTGGTTAGACAAGTATAGATTATCATAGACCCATGAGTGATGGTTTGGTCTTTAGTATACTACAGATTTTATTGATAAAATTATCATCATCAACATTCTCATACATTGTGTATGTTTCATTGTATGCTTTCTGTCTAGTGCTTTTATTCCAATCAATTTTTATCGGAACTCTATTTGCTCTCATCACAATTTGCTCTGCGATAGAACTTGTGATCTGATCAATTCTTTGACAATGATTTTTGTACCAGTCCCAGTATACTTGATTCCATTCCCTTACTCTCTGTGTATTTTGTCTCCATATTACACAGTTCAAAGATTGTTTATGGAGTGAAGGTTTGAATCCTACTGCTGCCATATCTTCGGCAAGTGCATACAGTTCTAAGTCAGTGGCAAAACCTACCTTATATAATTTGAAAAACTCTTGAACTATAGTTCTCTGTTGAGGGTGATCTTGTAGGGTCAATTCATTTTTTAATATATCCTTTGAAGTTTCTACAAAATCAGGTGGCATAGTATAGCATCCATCAATCCACACATGAGGTTCATCAAATAATGTATGAGACATACATCTAGGGTAGTATGATTTTATCCAGTTAGGTTCGTCTCTATCACACTTTATAAATTCCCACTTCCCTTTCTTCTCTATCTCTCCATCATAATACATGACATACTTTACCTTTGGATCATAGTAATGATCATCAGGTATCTTATCATAACCGTTAGTTATACAAGAATAAATTATCACGTAACCACAGGTGCTTCCCTATTGAACCAACCTGTTGCAATATACTTATCAATATCACCTGTCAAGAATGCACCCCTATGCATGTGAGTGTATGCTGCTGGCCAGAATACTATCGTACCTGCTGTTGGTTGAAATGAAAGTTTTTGATGTAGAAAATCAGTTGCTCCACCATTTTCATATGGAATATCATTCAAGTATACCATCCATGTAAGAACTCTATCTCTGTAGAGAAAATTACCATTCTCACAATGCCATACATGATAACCACCACCAGGTGGTGTTTTTTGTACTTTATATGTCCATGATGATACAGGATCGCCCTCTAATATTCCTCTATAAGTTTTTGTATATATTGTAAAGCAATCACCCAACCATTTTGATAAAGCTAATGCCATTGCTTGATCATGAGTCTCTAAAAATAATTGAGTATCTTTCCTTCCAAGACTTCCTTTTGGAAATTGTCTGTCTCCATGCAAACCAGTATCGATACGACTTTCAATGGGTTTCCCATCCCTACCATCTGCTAAGTTTGTAGTTACAATTGAATCATTTTCAATCCATTTCTTTTGATACCAAAATTCAAATGAAGAAATAACCGCTTTACATATATCAAGAGGCATAGCATTTTTGAAAACACCTATTCCATCATGATCCTCCATTTCTAGTGGTCGATCTTCTGGAGGTTCAGGTATATTATGATCTGGTTCAGCACTTGCACCTGCTTTAGGTGTTTTATCATCATCTGGAAGTACGACTTCAGGCATTTTTTAGTTCCTCTTTTGCTTGATTAAAATATACTGATGGTGGTATTCTACCACAGTACTCGTCAAGTTGCATGACTTCATCAACTTTTACATCGGCACCATTCTCTCTCCAAAAATCAGAGAGAGCATTGTTACTACCCTTGTGAAAGATATCTATATGTTCCTCATGGATAGCAGATCCCATATCCAATCTGTAATTGAAAAGGGGTGTGGAATATGACTTTCCACTATCAAGAATCAAGTCTTCGGAGACTGCTCTTGGTCTGATGTTTTGGTCGATTTTCCACTGCGATCCCCTCTGATGAAGTTTGAGGAGTTTAGTTGCATGATGACGAGTAATAAGGTAGCAAGCAGCAGAAAAGTCATTTATAAATCTATGATGTAACTTTAAAGTTATACCATTAGGATTTATGATTGTCAATTGTAAGCAATCAAAATTTATAGGTAATCTTTTTCTTATTTCTTTCCAAGTAAAATTCCAATGTTTTGCAGTATCTAAATCGACATCATCTTCCATGATGATTATCTCATCAAGGTCAGTCTCCTCTACAAAATATTTGATGGCATTCAAGTGTGACATGACACAAGCACACTCTCCTGAGTTCATATTATCAGGGACAGTGCCTTTCAAATATTCTTCATACTCTATACCATCAACGCCTGAGATACGATGATGGTCAAGTAGTTCCCAATGTTTGAACTGTTCTTCCATGTAGGTTTTCCTGTCAGGAAACCTATCAAGATTGATCCACAATACTTTTGGAAACCCTGCTAGTTTGTGGACAGATTTATTTTTGTCCTTCAACAGGGATAGCTCGTCTTGCTTTTGCATAACTTACGTTGTCATAATAAAATTGAAGTTCTTCTCTTTTACAGGACTTTAGTTTTTCCCATAGTGTTCTGTTACCTTCTATGTGAGGATTATTGAACCAAGAATTTTTTGATCTCTTGTGTTCAAGGTGAAATACCCTCTCAGCCATTCTAGCAACTGTTGATAACATACTAAACCTATAATGTCTTTCGTCATCTTCATAACCATAAGCAATGAACCCTTCGTTTTCACCACCTAATCTTTTATATTCTTCAGTGTCAAAGAATTGTACAAAACCATACTTTGCATCATATGCCCTCCAGTTTTTGAATTCTTCAAAATTGAATTCCCTATTCATAAAATTTGATACCTCTTCATCGCTCGCTGTAAGTTGAGCTTGATACTGACCAAATCCATATGGATAAACACACTTAGGATAAAAAATTTCAGACTCTTCTGTCTCTTTATATCCATTCTTGAGAAGATTTATGGCATATGCATAAGAAGTTTTGGGTAAAAGTATGTCAATGTCGTAGTTTGCAACATAGGGTGTGTCCACCATCCAGAGCATGTCATTGATTATTTTAGTTCTATGGAAGGTATACTCATCTGACTGCTCAAATATGTGGGTGAGTCCTTCCAATTGAAAATCTTTCAAGGCAGCCTCCAGTGCAGGTTGCACAGATTCCTTGAAGATCGATTCTTTATCTACTTCTTTTACTATTACATTTGTTTTGAAATTTCTGAGAAGATAAATCAATGTTGTAATTGTATTCCTCATTCTATCTCTAGATTCAATTCTTAGAGGAATGATGAAAGTACAATCTGATATATCCCAGTGTTGATTTTTGAACTCTGGTTCCAACACGTTCACTCTTTGTGTCGATGCTACTAATTCAGCATCAATCTTATCCGTCATTAGATTACCTCCCAGTTACTACAATACAAATCGGATGTGTCATGAGCAGAAGTGTATCCTGTTCCGAACCACTTCTTAGGTGCTATTATTCTCTTGTCTGGATTTTGTGATAACCAAGAACCCCACCAAGAGAATGAGGAGTTGGCAATAATGAAGTCACTGCACATAGACATCATGCACAGGTCTGTAAGATTGTCACCACCTTCTGAGACAAGGAACCTGTCATCAGGGAACTCAGTACTACACCATTTAGGATCATCAGAAAAAACAACCACTGTACGATTGTTATCAAACTTTGACAGTGCAGTATCATAATATTCTTTGGGGCAAGGTGGGTGATTGTCACAGTTTTGAATGTAATCCCCTCTTCTCACATGTAGTGCGATAGGGTCATCCAAAGTATCCATCATTTCCTTACAGGGTATATAGATGGAATTTTTGAACTCAAAATCTTCTCTTATACTCTCTTCAATATGGTCAAAGTATTTTGTACTCTGTAAGTATGCATAGACATTATGATTGTCAGGCATATTATTGAAAAGGTTCTCATCAAAATGAAAGTGTGCCTCCTGTACGTAAGTACCAGGACACACACCTATGTTTGTCAGATTTTTTAGTTTGAATGCTTCAAATAATTGATGGTCAGTCCACTCGTCTTTGAAGTCACTCTCTGGTATCATGAAATCAAAACCACGATGTGCAGCGATACCACGTAACCCTGCATACTGGAACATCTGGTTGCCCAGTCTTCCATGTCTTCCTAAGTGGTTGAATCCTATAGTCATGATGAATGTTTTACTTTCAAGTATTCAATTTCCTCTGGTAAGAGGTGATCGTAAGTTCTCTGAGTTTGAGTTTGATGTTCTCTGTTAGATATATGTATATCCTTTAGAACAACTGGTTCTCCATGATATTTATAGAGTCTGTAATACATGTCACAGTCCATGAGCATAGTCAATTCCTCATCGAAATACTCATCAATTCCATTCCTTAGTGCAAGGATGGATGGAGAACTAAGAGTATTGATTCCCTCTAATAATCTATCATTATATACAGGGATTTTTGGATTGTAATGCTGCTGCCCATCAGTATATGTGTGAGCAAAACCAGTGACTGCCCATGATGCATCTGATGCAAATGCTTTATCTAATTCTGATACTAAATTTTTTGTCAAAATAAAATCATCAGAGAATAAAACCTTTAGGATGTCCCCGTCAGCACACCGTAATGCATGATTAGTATTAGCAGAAATGTTGCCCAACTTATTTGTATTCTTAACAAAATTGATCTCGAAAACATCGGCATACTCCTGACACGCTTTTAGTATTTTATCAGACTTACTGTGATCTGATATCCATACGTTGAAATCCGTACATGTTTGATTAGCAAGGGCATAAAAAATGTCAAACAAGTATTGTTGACACTTTGCATTACCATCATGAGTAGGAATACAGAAACTTACTCTAGGCATTCACATACTCAATAATTTTTCTTGTAAGTCTAGGAACTACATCATTATCTGAGTGAAACTTTTTAGCAATCTCATAATTTTTTTCTATCGCATCCTTCCTCCAATCATATGCATCAGCATCTAGTTTTCTTATGATAAGTTTCAACTCATCCATGTCAGAAAAAGTTATAACACCATCCATGTGAAACCAATCACTGAGGTTAGGGCAACCATAGTATATGGGTACAGTTTTACTTGCAAAACAATCTATAATTTTCTCTGTAAAATAATTCTTCTGCCTTGAATTTTCTGCACATATATGAAACTTGGATGACTCAAAGAAATCATTCCTTCTCTCATGAAATGGAGGTGATTTGTGTGAGTAATATTGCAGACCATTGGATACATCAACAGTCTTTAGCATGTCATATATTTCTAATCTAAGTTTATGTCCTACTGACTGACTCTTATTACTTGTGACAAAAGAAACGTTATTGGATTTACTTATCTTCAAGTCCTTGAAATCTAACCATGTAGATCCCCACTCAAATAATTCTGCAGTGGGATACTTATCTAATATTGATTGGCAAAATGTGTATATCTTATCAAACATATATGCATTTTTCATAGCACCTTCACTAACAGTAGGTAAGATTGCTAGAGGTTCTGCAAGGAATAATATTTTCTTATCTGCATCCTTATCGTAAGATAGATTGTCTATAGAGATACTTACTTTCTGATCAAAAACTATTGATGCATCTCCCCAAGGGTTCCACCATAGTGGGTAAAGACTCGCTGCTTGTTTCATCGTATATCTTGGAAATGATAATGAAAACCAAAGGTCTCAATACCTTTGTGTTCTGGGCATTCTACTTCTTTACTGAAGCGAGCCGCCACCTCGACGGGAGCATACACACATCCCTGTCCCTCGAAGATGTGCCTATTGTGGCAGCATATGTTCCCGTCCTCATTATATAGTCCCGCATTCTGATGCTTATAAAATGTACCTTCGTTTACTTCCCAAGGGACGGTGACTTTACTGGGGACTTCGAGTAGACGCTTGGAGCGTAGGGAAAATCCCCCATTCCCAACTCTCTGGTTTCTACCCCACGGGTCGAGGTAGGCATTTGGGTCATCTCTCCACGGTGCCCCGATATAGTCGTAATCAAGAAACTTATTATCCCAAAGGTG